GCCATGCACGGAAACGGGCAAGGCGGAAATGTCGGTCTCGATGTCGTTATCGAGCGTTCCGCTGCTGCCTTCACTGTGGTCGGTGTCGAAGAAATACTGACCGTCGTAACAGACCGTGGACGGGCCGTTGATAATCAGCGTCGACAACAGGCTGGCGAAATGAGACTGACCGCGCTGGGCGAATTCTGCCAGGCGCGCCTTGATCTGGCCTGTCTTGTCGCGGCGCAGATCCTTGAGCGCGATTTCGATAGTTGCTTCGAAATGTTTGTTTTTGATTTCGACTGCATTGGTCGAAAAACCCTTGGCTTGACGACCACCGAGCCATTCACGCAGCGCCGGCGGCATGCCGAGCCACGGATAGGTTTCGGACGCCTGATCGGAGCCGAAATAATTCGACACCGCGTCGATCCAGCCAATGCCGTTCTGGGCGGCAAGGGCTTCGTAATACATGCCGATGACGGCACGGCTGGAGAGTGCTGACTGATCCATGATTTATCCTTTCGTGTCGTCAGTGATTAGGCGGATGCCCAGGTGCCGCGCAGTTCGATCACCAGTCCGCCATTGGCGTCGCCAGTTGCCAGCTTGACGAAGTCGCCGCGCTTGGCAGTGGCTTTGGTGTTGAGCAAAGCGGTATTGTCTGTGCCGGGCAAATCCGGCCCTTGAATCTTGTCGTTGGCATTCGGCGCAATCTTCACCAGGACAGTGCCGAAGGCGCCGCCATTAGCGATGACGCAATTGACCGGCGTGGCCACGGCGGGCAATGTGACTGTCTTGCCATCGTGTGTCACCCAGAACAACTTGCCGTTGTCTTGAATGTCCAGCGTCTTGTTGTCGGCAATGGCTTCGCGCACGCTGAAGGCTGCCCACGGATCGACCAGCACGCCGGCGTTGAATTCAACGACAGCAACAGCGCTGGAAACAAAGCGCTTGATGAAGCCGATAAACACGCCGCCCACAGGCGACAGGGTGAACGTGTCGTCATCCGTGGCATAGACCGGCTGGCCAATGTCGGTAATGACAGCGCCAGTAACGGCCAGTTGAATCTCGCCTTTCTTGACGACTTCGACATTGATGGCGGCGGCAGCGCCACCGCTGTTATCCGCCTTGGCGACCGCAAAACCGCCGAATTTGTCGGTAGCGGTCAGCGGCTGGGCATGACCCGTGCCGGGAACGATACCAACGGCAGCACCTTCATAGATGATGTCGGCGGCGATGACAGGGAAGTGATTGCGCTCGCCCAGTTCATAGGCGCGCGGCTTGTTGGCTGCAAGAGTAGTCATGATTCAGTCCTTATTTGCTGAGAATCTTCACTTGACCGGCGGCCTGCGCGGTGGCAAAGGCTTTGTAGGTCTCAAAATTGCCGGAGAATTCGGCGCGCAAGCCGGCATCCTTGTCCCATTCGGCCTTGATACGCTCATCGAATGGCAGATCGGCAGCGGCAACCGGCTTGTCTTCCGGCGCTGCGGCATGCGGCAATGCCGGAGGCGCATCGGCGGCCAGAGCATCGGCACGCTTGGCGCGCGTTGTGCGCTCGGCGTTCAGGACTTGGATCGCCGCTTCGGCGCCCGTGGTCTTGCCGTCGAATTTCAGGGTATTGATCAGGGCTTCGTGACCGGCCAGGGCTTGCGCCTCAACGTCACGGATGCGCTGGCGTTCGGCGTCGGCGCCAGCGAGTTTGCCCTGCGCTTCGCCTTCGGCGATAAGCGCCTGGGCGATTTCGGGATGATTTTCCCGGAGGGTTTTCAGATCCATCGTTTTTCCTTTCTTTGGATCGGTTGCGGACGCCTCGGAAGCCGAGGCAGTGATGACCGGCGGCATCGCCGCCTGGCGTTTTTGAGGCCACTCGCCCGATTGCATGCGGGCCAGCGTTTCATCCAATCCGGCAATGCGATCCACCAGGCCGGCGCGCATCGCGTCGCGGGCGAGGAAGACGCGGCCATCGGCCATGTCGGAAACAACTTTTTCAGGATCGACCCCGCGATTGACAGCAACGGCATCGACAAAAATAGAATAAATGGCATCGACCTGTTCTTGGATTGTGGCACGGCCTTCTTCGGTCAGCGGCGCATAGCTCGAAGCGATGCGTTTGTATTTTCCGGCGGTGATTTCCGTGGTCTTGATGCCTTCCATGGCCTCAGACCCGGAAACGTCGCGATGCGCGGCCACGACGCCAATCGATCCAACCTGCGTGGTTTCCGCGCTGGCGATGACTTCATGCGCTGCAGAGCCGATCCAGTAGGCCGCCGAGGCCATGACACCATCAGCCAGCGTTACCACCGGCTTTTGCGTTGCCGCCTGCCGAACAGCAGCGGCCATGGCCTGCGTGCCGTCGACTGTTCCACCGGGCGAGTCAATCAAAAGGAGGATGGATTTGACGGAGGTGTCGACGGCCGCGGCCTTGAGATCACGCGCGGCGATTTCCATGGATGTGCCCCCGGAAATCTGCGTGAACATGTTCATTTTCTTGGCCAGAACGCCAGAAACCGGCAGCACGGCAACGCCATCCTGCACGGTGTAGCCTTTTTGCTTGTTGGCCAGCGTTTTGCCGATGCGTGCCTCGACGGCGGCCACATCGATCTTGTCACCGCGCAGATGCGTGGCATAGATCGCCTGCAGTTCAATCAGCTTTTCGGGCTGAATCGCCCAGGGACTGGCCAGGAGGTCGAGGATTTTCATGCGGGCAGTTTCCTCATTTTGTTTGTCTCAAAATAGGCATTAGTGAGACGAGATTCATTTCAGGTCATCCGACGGGTAATCTTTGGGCGCGGGCGGCGCAACAATGGCCTTTGGGTCGGATTCCAGACCATCTTCGCGGCGGGCATTGGTTTCGCGCACGCGCTGGCGGTGCTTGGTCTTCCAACTCACGCCATCGTGCAGGATCGATTCCGCCGCAATGGTGGAAATTCCGAGCGCAATGCGCTCTTTGGCGGCATCCACTTCCTTGAGCGGATCGATACTGCCGGGGCCGTCGCCTGTCCACACGGCAGCGCACCAGGCGGCACGCACCACGGGATCGGTAAAGAAGCCGGGCGCGGCAATGCGGCCGGTGGCGACGGCTTCTTCCAGCCACAGTTCGTAGATCGGCTGGCAGAAATTGGTGGACATCCAGTCACGGCGGCCACGGAAAAAGCGCCAGGCATCGAGCAATGCAGCGCGAGCCGCAGAGTAGCTGGCGGTGAAGTGCTTGACCAGCACTTCAAAAGGCAGTTCCAGGCCGGCGCCAATCTGACGCAAGACAGCCTGCACGAACGGATCAAAGGCCGTATTCGGGCGTTTCAGGTCGGGCGTGATGATGTCTTCGCCGGGCAGCAGGTTGACCGCCTTGCCGGGAGAATCGAGCGCTGCCGTGCCGATGCTGCCATCCCATTTCATAGCGCCCTTGAGATAGGCGTCACGCGATCCGTCGCTGGAAAAGAGCGACTCGAACGATTCGGCATCCATCTTGACGAAGACGGCGAAGGCGGCAGATAGCACGGCGGCGGAAATCTCCGCTTCGGAATAGCGCGTCAGTTGCTTCAACGGTTCGATGACGGCAGACAGGTACGGCACGCCGCGCACTTGCCCAGGCCGGCGGCGGTCAAACAGATGAATGACATTGCGCCGGCCGGTCGCAGCGCCAAAGAACGGCACGCGATCCCAGGCTTGGCCAGCACGGGCATACATCGCACCAGGATGGCGGCGGGCAATATGACAGGCCAGCGGCGCACCGCTGGCGGTGGTTTCGATACCGTCGGTGATTTTGTCGGTGTTGGCGCTGTAATCAGGGTTGCAGACGCGATCCGCCTCAATCAGCTGGATGGCGAGGCGATATGGAGAATCAGGACGAGACACGGCGGGAGTGATGGCAAACACATCGCCGGATTCCAGCGCCGAGCGGAAGGCTAGCGATTGCAGACCATAAAGATTCTGCGTGCTGGTGGCGTCGCAGCGGTGCGTTTCCGCCCACAGCCGCCATTCGCGCAGGACATGATCCTGCCAGTCGGCGGTTTCTTCTTCGGAAAGCCCAAGGAAGTCGGCATCTGGCGTCGGCTCCAGCGACAGTCCTGTGCCGATGACATTGGTGACGACCGTATTGATAGCGCCGCCGGCCAGCGGCGAACGGCGCGCCAGGTCGCGACTGTAGCCACGCAGATCGACCAGATCGGGCGAAATATCGCCGGCCGCATCGGAAACGCCGGGGTTCCAGTTGCGCAAGGCGGCGCGGCCGCCACTGCTGCCGCCGAAATAGCCGCCGGCCACCGCCAGCGCCACGCGCCCCTGCAGGCGACGCATCGCCCACTTTGGAGAAATCGCGCCAATGGCACGGTCGAGCAGGTTCATTTCCGGCGCTTTCATCTCACCATCCAGGACTGACTGTGACGGCGCGACCACGCGAGGCGGAGGCCGACAGCGTTTGCACGCGGCTGTTCCAGATGTTGATGCCGCGCTGAATCAGATCTAAATTGGCACGGGTCAGCGTGGTGCCGTCAATGCTGACGGCCTGCCCGGCCAGCACCTTGACCTCTGCGGCCAGGTATTCGGCAAGACGGGCTTCAGCTTGAGCAAGGGTGATTCCAGCCATGAGCGCTCCTGTTTGATGCGATCATCTTCCACATTTTGGTGTCTCAGTTTTACGTGGAAATGAGACGGAAACCCAATCAAGCAAAAACGAAATAATGCCATTTCTACCCCTTCAAATACCGATACAGCGTTGCCCGGCTGATGCCGTGCCGCTTGGTGATGTGTTCGACCGGCTCGCCGTCGAGATATTCCCTGACAACTACTTCCTTTTTTTCAACATTCCGGTAGCGCGGCCGCGTGCTGATTTCGCAGCGCGCGCCGTGGTATTCCTGCCGAAAAGATGCCTCAATCTGCAGCGCAATCGCCTCGGTCAGCGTCCCTTCCCGCTGCGCCGCATCGACCAGCCGCGTAATCAGTTCGCGCACCAGATCGACTTGCATCAGCCTCGGCTCCATTCATCAAGAGAAATCTTTCCTGCGGATGCGGTCAGTGGCACGCCGCCATGCAGCCGCAGCGCGGCATGAGCATAGACGAAGCAATCGAGCGCTTCATTACGCGGCCTTGACTGCACCCACTCAGCGTAGGGCCGGGTGCCGCGAATCTTGGTGACCAGCTTTTCGGCGGTGAGCTGGGCAAAATATTCGTCGTCAAATGACGGATCATTCGGAAAATGCACATAGCCGGCGCCCGGCTTGATGATCTTGAGGCGTGAGAACAGCAGCGCCTTGGCTTGATCGACGCCGACCATGTGCACGGTGATGCCTTTTTTGCGCTGGCGGCGCAGGCGTTGGCGGCGGGCGCGCTCGTCTTCGACCAGCGGGCGGCCAGGGCCGGGAACGCCCTTGACGGCATAGGCATAGCGCAGTTTACTGACGAATTCATAGACCATCGTTGTATTGTAGCCAGAATCGACGGCCAGCGCGTCCGGCGCGTAGTGGCTGAGTTCTTCCAGAAAGCGCGCCCAGGTTTCCGGCTGGGCGGTGTCGCCCGGAACGATGATGTGATCCATGACCCAGGCTTCTTCGCCGGACTGCCAGCCGATAATGGTGCATTCGATGCGATCTTTCTGAACGTCCGCCCCTGCCGTCTTGATGAGCGGGCGCGGCATTTCCTCGTAATCTTCCAGCCGCGCCAACAGGCCGGTCGGTTCGATTTCGTCGCCTTGTTCGACCCACGGTTCTCCCAGGTGCGTATTGACGAAGGTGCGCAGGGTTCCCGGTGATTTGATGGCGTCCTGCCATTCGCGCGCCAGATCGAGCCAGGAAGGGCCGAGGCCGACCGGCGCCAGCAATGCTGTCAGGTGATAGCCCCGGATGTGGCGCTCCGGGTGGGTGGCGATCCAGCGCCCGCCGGACAGCAGCGCCGGTTTTTGATGTTCGGAAATTTCGCGCCGGCAGGCGCGGCAGACGTACCAAGCGGACAGGATGTTGTCTTCGACCTTTGACCATTTGACGCCGTGCGCCGCTTCCGGCCCGCCCCATTCCAGCGGCTGCAGTTCGCCGCAATGCGGGCACGGCACATGGTAGCGGCGCTGGTCGGATTTGAGCCATTCGCGCTGGATCAGCGATTCGCCGGCCACGGTCGGCGTCGATACCAGCATGCGGCGGGGGCGAGCGAATGCTTTGGTGCGTCCGGCGGCCAGTTTGACCGGATCGCCTTCGCTGCCGACTTCCGGCGGGAAGCGGTCAAGATCGTCCATGATGACGATGCGCACCGAGCGCTGCGCGTAGCTGTTTGGCGAATTGCCACCGGAGAGAAAGAGCACGCCGCCAGGGAAGTCGATCATGTCCTGCCGGTTGGCGGCATCCCGGCTGCGATTGCCGCCGAGCAGATCGCGGATGGCCGGCGTATCGGTCAGCAGCGGGTTAAGTTTTTGCGCCTTCCAAGAATCTCGCGCATCGATGGTCGGCATCAGCACCATCATCGGCGTTGGCGCGTGATCCATGATGTAACCGATGACGTTGACCGTCGCCTCGGTGATGCCAACCTGCGATGATTTCATCACCACCACGTCCTGCACACGGCTGTTGGTCGAGAAACAGTCCTGGATTTCTTCCAGGAACGGCGTGCGTCGCGTGCGCCATGGCCCGCGCTCGCCGGATTGCTTGCCGGTCAATACCCGATGCCCGTCCGCCCATTCGGTGACCGACAGCGCCTTGCGCGGCGCCATGGCGCCCCAGGCGACGGTCAGGCAATGGGCGAGTTTGTCGCTCATCCCGGCCGCCTTTCATGCCGGAAGGCAAACCAGCGGCGCAGGGCATAGCTGCGCACTAGGCTGATGGCCGTAAACCATAAGCCGATCTGGATGTTTTCCGACACGCTGACGTGGATGCCAAATATCGGAAAAACCAGCCATTGGCTGACCAGCGCCACCCCATAACCAATGGCGATATTGGCGGCGCTTTCGATCAGGCTTTGCGTGCGGGTCTGCATCTCACGCGCCCGCCTTTGGTGTTTGGAGCGTGGTGGTCGGAGTCGCACCGCCCAGGCCGAGGGGGTGCCCCGGCGCCTGCTCTTTACCACGCTTTGTCTTTTCGCCGCGATACATTCCGGCTCCCATTTCCGTTATTTTTGAAAATGGAATTTCTGGCGCGACGAGTCTAACACGCGCTGCCGGATTCAAAAAATAGATATACCTTAGCTGAAACCCCTCCAGCGGCTTGAAGCCGGCGGCGGCATAGCCTTTCATGGACGACGCGCCATTATTTACCGCCGCATGATTGAGTTTCAGGCATCCTGTTTTCAGCGCCATTGTGTGCATAATCGCCGGCCCTTTTGTTTTTGAAACCCGGCACACAATCTCCTTTGCCCGCTGCTGCTGCTGCTGTTTGCTCTTGCCGTCGGTCAAACTTACGCGCGAAAATGTTTCGCCTTCCGGCGCGGCCCAAATTTGGTTATTTTTTTTGATTGCAGTGAGTACAAAACCGGCTGCACGATAAATGGTGCCGTCACCGCATTGCGTACCATCGGCAAAACTGATAATCCATTCAATGTGTGGGTAGTGTTTGCGAATCAATCGAAACGCCACGCCAAGCGCCCGGCTTTCGGAATTGCGCGGCAGCTTGTCAGAAAAAGCCATGCGGTTTAATTCCAAAAAATTATTCCATCCGGTGTCCCGGACAAGCCCTTGAATTTTTCGCTTATCCAAGGAAGGGCCAAATTGCATGGCGCCTTCAAGTTTTCCATCAAGAAAAACGCCAAAATGAAGCTGCGAGTTATTCACCGTCTTACCCGAATAATGGACGCGCTTAACTAGCGCGCCAGCATCTTTGGCGCTTATTGGCGCGACATGAATATCTTTAGCGCTTGCCATGATTAGTCAAAAATGTTTCGCAAATTCGCGCCAAGGCGTTGCCGTTGCTGTTTTCATTTTGGCTGTTGACATAAGGCCCGATTTTTGCGGCAGCCTTCATTGCCTCCACCACTTGCTCGGCTTGAGAATCGTGCAAAGTAAAAGTCATTTGCTGAAATGGAGATTTTTCGCCGGTCGGCAAATTCGGCATTGGGATAGATTCAACACCGCCAAGCATTTTTTCAATGTCTTCGGCCTCGAATCCGGTCAGCGCCAGATCAAAATCCATCGCCTGCAGATCGCGCAGTTCCAACGCCAGCATTTCGTCATCCCAGCCGGCATTGAGCGCCAGTTTATTGTCGGCGATGATGTAAGCGCGTTTTTGCGCCTCGCTCAAATGCGCCAGGCGCAGGCATGGAACGGTGGCCAACCCCATTTTCCGAGCCGCCAGTACGCGCCCATGCCCGGCGATGATGCCGCCGTCGCCATCGATCAGCACCGGATTGGTGAAACCAAACTCCCGGATGCTGGCGACAATCTGCGCCACCTGTTCTTCGCTATGCGTCCGGCTGTTGCGCGCATACGGCACCAGCGCGTCGACCTTGATCGTTTCAATTTTCATGCATTCCCCTTGTTGAGTTCTTCCTGCTGCCGCTTAATGGCGTCGCCAATGCTGTGCAAGGCATCGCGGCAAACCTGCGTCAGCGTTTCGTGAATCTCGGCCAGATCGGTGACCGGCGCGACCAGAGGTGCGGTCTGATCCGGGAAAACATCGAAGGCGGCCCGAACAGCACCGCCGATAAATCGCATGGCGGCGTCGACATCCTCACGCGGCACCAAATTGCCGATCATGGTTTCGTATTCGGCCTTTGCTTTGGAGCGCCGAATATTTTCCTTGACGGCGCGCGATGCCTGCAGCGAGTTTCCGATGCGCTCATGATCGGCGGCGCTGGCTTGCGCTGTGGGCGCGTGTGCGTTTTTTTCCTCGCCCAATATACCTTGCCCTGCATTTTGCGTTTTTTTCGCTTCTGTGGCCTTTGTGGCGGTTTTGGCGGCGGCGTGGCGCTGCGCTACGTCCGGCCGGCTGCCTCCGGTCTGTGCGATCAGCTTTTCGCTGGCCTCGGCATCCACCTTGCCGGATGCCGTCATCACCAGACGGCCTTCGTCTTTCAGCTTGGTGACGTAGGACGGCGAATGGCCAATGCGCCGAGCAAAGTCGCTCTTGCTCATGCCAGCCATTGTTTTCTCTCCTGACACGAAGGTGAGAAGAGAGGCGCGCGCGAAAACGCACGCACCTTACACCTTACGCCTGACCTTACGCCTGACCTTACGCCCACATGCCCCGCGTTTACACGCACCTTACAGGCATACGGGTGTACGCGCCTCACGTGAGAAAAAATGCGCGCGCGTATCGGGCGCACGTTGGCCGCGATGTGTTCACGCGCCCGTACACGCGAGGGGGTGTAAGGCCGTAAGGTGTCAATAACGGCGAGGCTTTCGCCTGTAAGGCAGGGTGTAAGGTTGGGTGTATTGCGTAAGGTCATGACTGGTCTTTCAGCGTATTGGAGAATGCGAAAAAACAGTCGGTCAGCCATTGCGCCTGTGTTTGGCCATCTTGTTTGCGGTAATCAACGGCACCAGTCCTGGCGGCTGCGGTCAGAACTTCGTCGGACGGCAGGATGAATCGGGCGCTGATTGTTTTTCCGACGCAGTGCAAATCACTGTAACGCTCTTTGACTTCCTTCTTCCAGCCCTGCAGTTTTGCGATTTCGCCGCAAA